AACGATACCAAGCAGAAAAACAGATATTAAAGTCAGCAAAACCAAAAAGGCTATTAAAGACCTTTGATTTTCCAGTTTACTAATTGTTTTTCTGTGTTCGTCTATTAGTACTTTGATTTCCTTTTCAGTAAGAGTAGTAGACATATAAGCACCTTGACCTTAATTTTCAGATGGCATGAAGTTTCCGACAATTTTTCCAATAATTCTAGGATCTTCTTCAAATGGTGCGAACTTATCTTTATATTTTGGATTAAGGGAGACTAAACGCAATCCATCAGGTTCACGATAAACCTTTTTAATATACGTTTGACCGTCCCAATCAACGGCATAAACCGCTCCGTCATAATCAAAACCAGTCTCTTTTATGAGGACAACCTCTCCGTTTTGGAATTTAGGTTCCATTGAGTCTCCGAAAACCCAAGAAGCAAAATCGTGGTCTAGGTCTTTATCATAAAAAACAGTATCATAGTTCCCATCGTTGAAGTATGAAAAACCAGTACCAGCTGATAGTTTTTCAAAAACACGGTATTCAAAAAGCTTTTCCTCAATTGTGATTACTTTATTATTTTGCTCTTTCAATTGTTCGTTAGCGTAGTTAAGAACCTTTTGTTTTCTCGGAGTTGATAGCTTGACAACTTTTTCAGTGATTTTATGAATCAATGGGGATGTGGGGATTTTTAGCTCATTTACTTCCTGAGTTTTATCCTCTATCAAGTCTGATTTATTAACTCCAAAATAGTCCGCAAGTAATTCGATCTTTCCTATCCGAGGATAAGTTATGCCTTTTAACCAATCTCTTACAGTAGTGTACTTCAATCCGAGATCAGAACAGAGCTTATTTCTATCAATCCCTTTGCTACTCATCAAATTCTCTAAGTTCGCAGAAAAAATTTCTTTACTTTTATTATTGCTCATTTTTATCGCTCCTTTATATAGTATATATTACGGCAAAAACGCAAAAAAGTAAAGAAAAAAATAAAAAAATACGGGAAAAACGCAAAAAACACTTGACATTGCGGTTTAACCGCATTATAATGTAGTTATAGTTGAGCTAGTCAATTATAAAAAAATGATAGAAAGGACAGCAACATGCCAAAAATGACTCTTAAAACATTGCGAACTCTAAAGAACTGGCGACAAGTGGACGCAGCAGAGGCTATTGACGTCTCTGTTGACACTTGGGGAAATTGGGAGCGAGGAAAAACAGAACCTACTGTAACCCAAGCTTATCAAATCGCTACTACTTTTGATGTGTCTATTGATGACATTATTTTTTTACACAACATTGCGGTTTAACCGCAAAAAAGAAAAAGGCGCAGAAAGGAATATTATGAACGAAAAGAAACAAAATAATGATCTCATCAAAGAAATTATTGAGAAACATTTTGAAAATATGGTTGATGATATTTTGGAACACACAGAGACCTACTATGAAGCTTTAGGAGCTATTAGTAGCATCAAAGGAAGCAAGATTCCGAATATGCTTCACTTAGCTGATTGTTTGATGAAAGCTATCAGAAAACGTGCTATGCAACAAAAAACACCTAATCATCAAAATTAGGTGCTGGAAGATTACGCATTTGAGGAGAATAACAAAAAAGCACCTGACGGAAATCAGGCGCATACTTAAATAATTAAAACCATTATATCACAAAAATGCTTGCCCGCATAGTTGAGAGGATGTAGAAAATGGAAGGAATAACGTTACAATTACGATTGGACGGCGAAAGTGCTGAATTGTTCACGAATCAATTATTGGCCTTTGCTAAAAAGCAGGTCAAGGAGCAGTTAGAGAATGATCGCATGCCAATCAATCAACAAGCTTTGATGAAGAAGTTCGGCTTTACGCATGGATATGTGAAGCAGTTAGAACGCAAAGGATTAAGATTTCGTAAGCAGGGGAAAGATACTATGTACGATGTCAATGATGTTTATGAGATTTTGGATTTAGAAAAACAAGTACGGAAATTAAGAGCATAAGGAGAACAAAATGACAGAACCAACTGCATCAAGCCAATTGCTTGGCTTACTAGTTATTTTTATCGGGTTCTTTATCCTGATGATATTTACAGCTAAAAATGAAAAATCGGATGAGCAAAATGTAGTGATCATCATCGAAGAAACTGAGGACTTTAGAGAAGTTGCCCGAAGAAACTTGAAAAATAGCGATAGGAAATCCACCTACGATACCCAGCCACCTACAGGACTGGCTTCATCGCTTGAGGATGTACCACAAGTTTTTAGAGCATGCATCGAAGATTATGACAGACTGGCTCAGGACTACCTGGAAGAAGCAGGTAATAATGATTTTCTAAGAAAGCAAAATGCAGGCCTCTTAGAAGAAAATGGGCGTTTGCTTTATCAGGAAATGACTATGAATTTTCGTCAGAATCCAAGAAAATGGAGGGCAAAGACATGACTGTTAGTCGTGAAATGAGTGATATGGAAATCCGTGTGTTAAACATGATCCTTAATTGCGCTACGTTCGACCTTCCAATTCAAGCAAGTGAAATACGATTAGAAACTGGACTCTCAAAACGTAAGTTAGAAGAAGTCATTGAAAGTCTTCGAGTTAATTTTAGACATCCAATTGTGGCTAAGAAAACGAAACCAAACGGATACTACTTACCACAGAGTGAGGAGGAGCGACAAGCTGGTCTAGCTCCCTATCGTAGACAAATCTTAACCGAGCAGAAGAACCTTGCTGCTGTTATGAACATTGATTTAGAAAGATACTGGAGGAATAGGGTATGAGTGAAGATTTTAGAATACTACCTCATGATCTAGTCGCAGAGCAGTCGGTTCTGGGGGCAGTCTTTATTTCACCAGAAACGATGACATCGCTGGCAGACGAATTGACTCCAGATGATTTCTACAAGCCTGCAAATAAGATAGTGTTTAAAACCATGTTGTCTCTGCTTGAAAAAGGTGAGCCAATCGATGCTACCACTATGGTGTCAGCTCTTACCAATCAGGGTGATATCTCAAATATTGGGGGCATGACATATGTTGTAGAGTTGGTAAATTCAACACCAACTTCAAAAAATGTGGAGCATTATGCCAAACTGGTTAAAGAAAAGGCTACGCTCCGGAAAGTAATTGCTGAACTGTCGAAATCACTTTCTAGTGCATATCAGGGAGATATTTCTATCAATGAAATCATCGAAAAAACTGAAAAATCAATTCTTGATATCAGTAATCAAAATGCAGGGACAGGATTTCGTAATGTGGCCGATATCCTTGATACACATATGCAGATAGTCGAGACTCGCTCACAGACAGATGGATTCGTAACTGGTCTATCTACTGGCTTTGTCGGATTGGATAAGATTACAACAGGCCTTCATGAAGGGAATCTTATCATCCTTGCTGCTCGTCCTGCTATGGGCAAGACGGCGCTAGCATTGAATATTGCAAAGCATGTGGCTACGATGGAAAGAAAGCCTGCCGTCATCTTCTCGCTTGAAATGGGAGCAGAGGAATTGATTGAGCGTATGGTGGCATCAGAGGGGATGGTTCCAGGTTATCATTTGAAGACTGGGAATTTAAGTACAGATGAATGGAAAAGACTTGTACATGCGCAAAGCAATCTCTATGATGTGCCTATTTTCGTGGATGACACTGCTGGGATTCGGATTTCAGAGATACGGTCAAAGGCTCGAAAGCTTTCTCAAGAAATGGGCGGTCTGGGCATTATCATCATTGACTACTTGCAGTTGATTACTGGTTCAAAGAGGGAGAATCGTCAGCAGATTGTTTCTGAAATTTCAAGGGAATTGAAGATACTAGCAAAGGATTTGAGGGTTCCTGTCATAGCCTTATCGCAGTTGAGTCGGTCGGTTGAGCAGAGACAGGACAAGCGCCCAATGCTATCAGATTTGCGAGAATCTGGTTCGATTGAGCAAGATGCAGACATTGTAGCTTTCTTGTATCGTGATGCCTACTACCAGAAAGAACATGCAGATAGTCAAGAAGCGAATAACGTGACCGAGCTGATCCTAGAAAAGAATCGACATGGTAGTCTAGGGACAGTGAAGTTGTATTTTCACAAAGAGTACACAAAATTTTCAAGTGTGGAGGAAGTATAACTATGATTAAAAAGAGTGAAGTAACTGGATTTCTAGCCTTCTTTAAATTTCCAAAACCATTCATCTATGATG